ATATTTCCATTTGGTTCTGTATAGCGAACCTTAATGTGACGTGGTCGTTTGATTTTAATACCAAGTCCAGGGAAAGACAAACATCCTTCCTCTAGCATAATTTCTTCGCTAGATTCATCAATCACTTTAGGATTGAAGCATACAATAGCAGGAACAGCTTCCATAGCAAACACTCTGTATGGCAAGCCGATCTGATTAGCAGAAAGACCAATGCCCTTATGATGACGCATAGATTCAACTAGATCGTATGCTAGTTGAATCGGGTCAACGACTGGATTGTCAAAATCAAATCTAGGCATCTCCTGTGAAAGGATAGGGTCAGTATCCTTCACTAGAGCATGCACTACACCTTTATAACTTGTTACATCTTTCATGCGAAGAATGCCTCAAGAGAAGTTGGTTTAGTTTCAAGTGCTTCTGGGTGATACTTAGCAAGCATATCTTTACCATCTTTGTCTGGCATTCCTTCGATAAACTTGTACCACTCTTTGCTTTCCCACATGTTAGGTGATACACCGTTCCAAAGTGGACGCCATTCAGGATGGTCTTGGTTCAGACGACGCGCTTCTACAAAGTCACGACGCAGAGTTTCATATTCCCACGAGCCAAGTTCTTTCATGTTCTCGCGGAAGTAACAGACGATAGACATGCGCTCAACGCAATCCATACAGCAATCGTCTGTCGGTGGTAGGATTTCCGTATTGCCATGAATCGCTGCATGGTTAGCAACAAGCAACACATCTCCTGGACGGATATTAATTGCTACTCGGAACTCTGGCAATACCAAGTAGCCACCGCGATAGTCTTTGCCATTGGTAACGACACCAAGGTTAGAGTATCCTTCAGCAAGGTCGCCAGCATCTCGATGTGCGGCAGTACGGAAATTCTTGTTAATAGTAATCGTGGTGAAGACGGTATCTTCAGCAACACGGAAACGCTTATCTAGCGCATCAGAATGTTGCTTCTGAATGCCATAGCGTTGTGGTAGTAAATCTTTGAAGAACTTATCTAGCTTACGGAAGTATGGGAATGCTTTCTCAAACAGTTCTGGATTCTTCCAGTTGTAAGCGCACATACGACCATAAGGGATGCGCGGATAACGATCAAAGAAACCAGCGATGCCTGAGTTGACAACAGTGGCATAAGTTGTACCAGAAATACAGTCAGTCATTTCTTTGGCTTGTTTGATTTGTTCTTCGCGCGATAGCTTGACAGTCTTAGCTAACCAAGTGTCAAAGAATCCTTCGTACTCTTCGTTTGGTTCTAGGCGAGCAGTAATCTTGTTGCGTAGCCAGACCAGACCGCGAGTTGACTCAGCTTTGAAGCTGGCTTTCTCATCAATCAAAGTCTGTACTGGGTCAGAACCATCAAGTGTAGCGGAAGGGTGCGACATAGCATCAAGCACAGCCATCTGCCAATCAGTCACCCAATCGCGACCACCGCATGTATCAGTTTTTGGTCCAGCTGCAAGTCCACGATTCTGGCTTTCAGTTGCACCTTTGATAAGTCCTTCGTATGCACCGAGTTGTTCTTCGGCGGTGTAAACTCCTTTACGGAATTTGAATGCAATATTGTGCTCGCCATTTCCTGGGAACAACGTATTATTCGGATAATAAAAATCGCAATCTTCCTCGATTAGAGTGTCGTAATGCGACTCATCTAGGAATGTGCCTAGCAGGTGCTCGCAATTGAGCCATTTGTCAGCCACGATAACTTTGGGTTCAGCCATATAGGGTCTCCTTCAACATAACAATATTATACCTTATTTAGAAACATTAGTAAAGTTTAGAAATGAATTCCAGAACAATATTTTGCTCCGATTCATTTTCATTAGAGAATTTCATGGTGTATGGCATGAGAGTGAAATTCGTTAAAAGATTCTCGTATTTTGTTTTTCTGCCTTTCAAGAAAGTTTCAGATTGGTCAGAGCCACGGTCAGCATATCTTTTCTTCAAAGTGTCTGATTCTGCCATCAGATAGACAATATCAAGTTCTGTGCTTGGCTGTTCTGCCAAGAACTCTAGAAATGATTGATTAAAGACTCGGTCACCTTCAAATAATATGTTTGATGTTGTAGATTCTACAAACTCTTTGACAGCTGGTTGAACTGCCATAGAAAGACGATCTGTTCCTGCGAAGGTTTCACCCTCTTGGTATTTGCCAAGAACGTACAGATCTTTTTCTTTACAGTACATAGCACTAACCAGCTTTACTGGTTCGACTGCTTCCCATGTTAATGGCTCCATGAACTTTCTTACCAATGTGGTCTTACCAGTTCCAGGCTCACCGCCGATTGCAATAATCTTTCTCATACTAAAAATGCCTCAAGTCCAGTTACAATTGGTGCTTCATCTTTGAACATCCAATCGAGTTTTTCAAAACGTCCAGTTCTAACAAAGTCACTGAACTTATCTTTATTTATGGAATTTCTACCAGTCAGTCTGGGGTCTAGTGTTTCGTTTCTGGCTTGCCATAGAACTTCCCACTCAATGCCATACCAGCCATCTTGTTCCGCTTGTTGGATTTCTTCCGACTGACGTTCAAGATAATAGCCAAGATAACGACCGTGGTGTTCGCGAAAGATTTTCTTGAACGAACACAAACAAGTTTCCATAGTAAAGAAGTCGATTTCGTTCGCTAGGTGTGGGAAACGAATTCGCATTTCTTCTAGAATTTCTGTCGCCTGTGCTTCAAGGCGACTATAATCATTTGATTGTAGGTGGGTATCATAGTCATCATCTTGACCAAGAGCCATCAACAATCCATTGCGATGAGAACGAGAACCACTGTAATCATTCAACATCAAAGAGGTTGGTTCTACATGAACACCTGCTGTGTGCTTCAGATGTTGCATGTAGAACCATACGGAGTAACGACCAAACTTGAAGAGATTCTTGTTCAACGCTGACCAAATATTGTCAAACGTCTGCGATTCGTTGTCACCATATAGGGACTCAAACACATCGCGTTGGTCGTTCTTTCCGATAAACTTTTGGTAGGAAGCAAACATTGGCGGAAGATGACCTTTGTTCCATTTGGTATCAACCTGATAACGTAGCTTCTGGTAATTATTTGTGTTCCACCATTCCATGCGGTCGACGGTTGCCAACTCATAGTCAGGAAATTCGTTCATCAACACCCAAGCTGTTGGAAGCTGATAGGTGTTACCATACAACCAAGAAAGCCACAGACGTTGTTCGCTGTTGTGTTCATATCGGTTGTTGATATACTGAGTGCACCAAACCGCTGGGTCGCAATCTTTATATTCTAAAGACCACGCATACCAGCGGATGAATGCTTCTCTACGATTTTCTGTTTTTCTATAATCCATTATTTGGTGTTTACAAATGAAGGAAGCTCAATGACATTGATTTTCATTTTTGGATCAACACGCTGCATAGCTGCCTTTAGTTTTGCTTTAGATTGTTTGTAGGTTTGATACTCGTGCATATTTCTGTGAGTGATAAGCATGATGCCATCCCAAACATCAAGACCGCCAGCCTTATTCAGCACCGCGCCGATTCCCGCATTGAAGCAAGAACCAGATGTAATACTAATAACAGCAGTTCCAGGATTTTCGTTTTCCAACTCTTTCACTTTGTTCATTAGTTCTCGGTGAGAGTAGACTTTGAAGTTATTCTTTTTAATTTGCTCTTCGGTTTCTAGCATCTTCTTAACTGAAACCATAGACTGAGAGATTTGTTTGTTAGTCCAGAACTCGCCGTATGCTTGTTTGAACGCATCCTTAAAGTCTTCAGTGCCAAGTGCATAGTTATTATGCGTATTGCTGAAGTTTATTATGGCGCGTTTCAAGTCTTGGTTGTTGTTTGGCTTCTTCAGTTTTTCTTGGTGATTCATACAATAGCCAAAGTAATCGACGTTAGCTTGTTTGTTCTTAAATTCAGAAGCATTAATGTAGATAACTGGCACTTCTACCCAACCAGCTTCATTCGCTGCACCAATTGTGTGAGTTCCGTCGATGATTTCTTTGTGGTTTCCATCGCGCATTACAATAACAGGAGAAATATTCTGTCTAGCTTTAGCAGGATTATCTTTCATCTTGTCAGCGATATCAGACACGTGCTCATTATCAACGACGTTAAACCTTACTTGGTTTCTAGGAAGCGAGTAAATGTCACTTACACGTTCATTATGGATAGTCTTGTACCTTCCATTACGAATGTCATCAGCAAGGGCTTTGATTTCATCTTTGTCAACTTGACTATTTGGTGTCTGTCGTGTCACCACCTTTCCAGCAACCCAATCCTCTGCCAGCTTCATTACTGACTTGGTGAGATTAGAAAAGTCTTTCACACAGCCGACACCACCACCGACTGACTTGTTGTAGAACATGGGGTTCTTATGGGCTTGTTCTTTCTTTAGAATATAATTCTCTAGTGTGATACAAACCGATTGCTTACCACGATGAATAATTGTTCTTTCAAGTTCACCATAAGACCAAGCAAGATTCGCTTCTGGGTCTTCGGTAGAGAAGATGTAGCCATCGTCCACGTCAGTAGTCTTATGATAGCCGATATACATCTTTCCGTTTTCAAGATTTCTCCATCCGTATAGGATGGCTTCATACTTTTTCATAATAAAAATTCACTCAATGTGTTAGTTGTTTCATAAGAGGAGACAAGAGAACCTTTCTTGCCACTATACAACGCACGATTCACAATTGGGTCAGAATCGTCGTACAGTCCATCATTTATTTCAGTTCCGTTTATTTTGAAAATGCTCAACGAGCATCCTGATTTCTGCAAGCCCCAGAACTTGAATCCGATGCTTTCATAGAAAGCAACAGCATCAGGCTCAGCAGAAACGCGAAAGTAGATTGAACCAAGACCAACTGCTTCGGCGAACGATGCATTTGTCAAAGTCTTTGCCACTCCCTTTCGTCTGTGTTTAGCAAACGTGTGTAGTAGCTGAAGGTTGGCGACTTTCGGCGAACGAATGCTGACAGTTGTTATGATAGCACCCATCAGTTCGTCGCCGTCATACGCACCGATACAGGAATCCCATATCTTCTGCATATCAGCTTTTGCTACAAATGTTTTTGCAAACGAGTCTGCTTTGTCAGCAGAAATCGCGCTTACAAATTCATCACGCGTGCACGTCTTTAACTTCATTATATTCTCTGACTTTAGTCCCACGTTCTTTATCATACTTTGTTGCTTCCCAACCATCGTATTCTAATTTATCAAAATAAAACGGTGGGAATTTATAGTCGTCGCTGGCTAGAATTTCTCGAACACTCGGACCACCATTCAGCGCAGCATCGATAAATCGTTCAGCAAACTTAAATTGCGATTCAATTTCTTCGCGCTTGGTAGATGAGCGGAAACAACGGAACTCAATAGTTCCTGTATGCTTCATGCAGTAAGTGTTGATAGCATAACGGAAAGGACGACCCATTGACACACCATCTTTACCAGCAGCGTGTAGCTTAATGAAGTGGTTGAAGTCAGTGGCTAGGTTGATGATGTTATCGCACATGTAGTCTGGCATCACACGACCACCGTCGTACTTCAGATACGTTTTGGCATTCTTGCTTCCCTTCATATACTGAGAGTCATAATAACCATAGCATGCGTCAATCGTATCTACTTGATTGTCTTTAACGTAAGCGACGAGACGTTTCAGTGCATCAACGTCATTCTTTAATTCAGGAACATAGACGTGTAGGTGTCCGTGATTGACGCAACCAGCGGTCGGTGTGTTACCGTTTGCTACGAAGAAGTCATGCAGTTCCATCACTCGGTCAACTTGTTCCTGCCATGTAGCAGTAGGTGTGGTGTTGATTTCGCCACCCATATGTGGCTGAGTACCGAGTGGGTCACAAGCAACGTTCTTGAATGGTTCGTGTAGGTTCACGACATCAGTTTCAGCATATTCCCATTTACCGAGATGTGCTGGAACTTCTAGGCGACGGTCAATGTCACCCCATTCGATTTCGTAGCCATAGGTGAAAGTTTGTTTATTGTAGTTCATGGTTGTAGGTCTGTTCCTTTGTATTCAACTTTCTTAGCAATACCTAGTACACCAGCGCGATGCGCGATATCTTTGGTAGATGTAAGTATGAATCCATTTTCAACAATAGTTTCATACAGTGGTCGTTTACCATTTCTGTAAACTTTTAATTCATTAGGGTACAAAACAATGGCAGAGATAGAAGCATTTGGCCAAGCCGCAAATGGATTGCCTTCAGTTCGCAAAAGAAGCTCAGTGTCATTTTTTGTTTCGCATTTGATACCATACAACGCTTCCCAGTTTTCAGATAGTTCCTGAGAGATAACGCCATTATGGACGATTGCTTTATTACCATCAGCGATAGGCTGATTGTATTCCAAGTCAGAAGTCGAATAGCGACAGTGACCGATTAGATTAATGCCACCATTGTTAATC